ATGAAACTACTTAATATCAAAATCAATGAATTTGCCGTGACTGCAAATACTGAAGCAGGTGATGAATTGTACTTACAATTACCGCACACACCTGACAGCCAACACTCAATCAATCATGAGCCTTTAGATGATGATGACTTTGTCAAAGAAGTGCAGGAAATCTGTGATGAATATTTTGGCAAAGGAGACCGTACACTAGCTCGCCTAAGCTATGCAGGCGGTCAAGCATATGACAGCTACACAGAAGAAGATGGTGTATACACAACAAACACAGGTGATCAGTTTGTAGAACATTCATATGCTGATTACTATAATGTAGAAGTTTATTGTAAAGCTGATTTGGTCTAATCCCAAGACCTGAGCAAGTCTTAAAACTGCTTATTTTTTTAAGCTAGACTTTTAAGGATATGGCAATGAACAATCTACAATTGAAAGCCCAGCGTCAATCGCTGGGCTTAACTGTTGCAGAGATTTGCAACATCACAAAAAACAAAGATGGTTACCCCCTTGCTAAGCGTACATGGCAGTATTATGAAACGGGCAAACTTATCATTCAAGATGATATTGATTTACTCATGTTTTCGTTAGCGTCGCATTATTCATTACTGCTTGATAAATTAACTGAAGACATCAAGCGGTTTAACGAAGAAAACCCAAGACCCATTACTGATGATGCCGATATATATTTTGAGCAATTAGCGAGTGTTAAAAAATTAGCATTACCGTTTTGGCACAGCTTTGAGCAATTTGTCAAAGACACAGGCAACAACTCAGAAGCATGCTGGAAAATTTGGCAAGCGGTTGTTGGTCATCTGGTGCTGACTGGCAAGCTAAATTATCTTGATGATGACGCCAAAGTGCCTGCTAATTTTAGCTGTAATAATTGGCTGAGGGGTAAATATGGCTAAAATATATACCCATTGCATTGTCTGCAATAATGCAATTGATTTGGAGACTCGCAAATTCAAAAACACATGCTCAGATGCCTGCCACGCCATTAAGCAAAATAACATCAGCAGACGCTCTTACGCATCTAAGATGGCTCGTGACCCTGATTATGCTAAGAAACAAAGCGCTAAGCAGTATGCACGCATTAAATCAGACCCACAAAAGTATGTTAAATATCGCATAAAGACTGCTGAACGCAATCAACTGCCAAATTATAAAGAATCTTTAAAACGCAGTTTTAAAGCGTACAAAGAGCGCAACAAAGAAAAAATCGCTGAACACACCAAGCGTAAGCGAGCAGAAATGGGTATTGAATGGGTAAAGATGCGCAGAGAGCATGAATATAGACGCACCCAAAAACGCAAAGAACACCGTCAATGGCTCAAAGAAAACGACCCGGAAGGCTATCAAGCATTACTTGAAAAAGAGCGCGAATACAATCGCAAATATCTAAAAGAAATACGCTTGGCTAAACTGCAACAACAGTTTGCTACAGTAACGGAGAATAACGATGACTGAATTGGTACTGCTATCTAAAGCACAAATCGTAACGGCAGACACGCAAACACTTAAGGATGAATTTGCAAAGTCGATCAAAGTAACTGCTGACAGCTTAAGTTACATGGCGACTATCTATCATGAATTACAAAATCGTGGTGTAGATTTATCAGGTCTTAAAGGCGGCTTGGCTGAGTATTTACCGATGATTGCATCAAACCAAATTGATGCACGCCTTGTCGTCGAATATGCAGGCAATAAAACTTTGCTTTCTTGTCTTGCAAAACTATCTCATGAGCAGCAGCATGCATTGATTGAAAGCCCTACAATCAAATATGTAACTATTGATGAAAACCATAAAAAAGTGGTAGAAAATCTTTCGCTTGAGGATGTACGCTCATCACAGATATTTCAAGTTTTTGACAGTTATGCAGGCAGAGTTAGAACTGTTGATGAGCAGTATCAGCATTTGCTTGTAAAGTTATCAAAAACTGAGAAGCCTCGTAAAAATCGCAAAGTCAACAAAATCAAAATCAAAGATGATTATATCGTGGTCGGCAACTATGATATTAATATCATGTCAGTCATTGATGCACTAAAAGAAGCTGGATATATTGATTAAGCCAATCATAAGTTAGCATACATCACCCAATCACAAAACTACTGCCCCTTTGCCGCCCGCTTGGGTGCTTGTAGCCCAAATGTACCCATGAACGAGGTGATTTTGGGTACTCAATGATGGCTTGGTCAAACCCAATGCCCTTTTGTTTTAAGATTTTGACAATATGGGGTACAATGAGTTTGGGCGTGCCAAACTTTGGGGCAGTAAAATCAATCGCAAAGCCCGACATGTGAGCAGAAGTAGCAGAGCCACCAACTGCTTTATTAAGTGCAGGACAGCGGTAACCGCTACTAATTATTATCGCCACGCCCAAAATCTCACGCACAGGCTGATAAAGGTTTACGCTGGCGTCAATCAAGTTTTGTAAAATGGTTTGGCTTGGCGTGTTGTCAATGCCGTATTTTTTGGCGGTATTGCTGGCTAACAGCTCATTTAAGCTGATATTTTTAGTGATTGTGATAATCTTACCGCCATTTATCGCTGATTTTAAGGCTTGCTTTGATTTATCGCCCCATACGCCATCGGCGGTCGTGCCAATTTGGGTTTGAATGTGTTTGATACTACTCATAATTTTCTCCAAAAAAAGCCCCATTTGGGGCGGCTCATGTGAATTTATGTAATAATCGGATTTAAAAAACCCATCATTCTAATTAAGTTTATGGTTTGGTTCATTCATCATTAAAATCCAGTTTTTCGGTTAATGTGTTTTTCAATGAGTTTGGCAACAAGGTCAATGGTATTACCACCAGCATGACCGCTGACAGCGACCAGCACCGCCGTCAGTAATTGTTGAACCTCCAAAAACTCACACAGATAAAACGTGATCAAACCTGCAAAGCCTGAGATGATAAGCTCGCCTGTGAGTTTGGCGAACACAACACGAAGTCGCTCTGGTTTTTTTTGTTCATTAAGCCGTCTGATGAACGCCACCAGTCCGCCGCCCGTGGCGAGCAATCCTACCCAAATGTAGGTCAGTAGCGTGTAAGTTGTTGGGTCTTTTTCTGGCATATCTACTCCAATAAAAAAGGGGCATGAAGCCCCTGTAAGTCAATCATATATCACCTATGCAAATTTAATGATGTTGTTGTCAATGAAATCACCTAAAACAATTAACTGACAAATGCCACCACCAGAGTTGTTTAAGACAAATTCAATGGTATTTAACCCCTGTCTTAGCGACAGGTGGATTTCTCTATTAATACGACCTTGACTGATAGAATTTGGTACGTTTTCGTCATCGTCGTACCCTTGGTGAACTGACTTATAACCAAATAGCGAATCGCCATTAACATAACAATATAAGTTATCATCAACTGTATGTATTTTTTGTTTAACAGTAACTGCTCGTTTACAAAACACTCTCATCTCAAACATTACACTGCCAATACTTTCATTATTAAGCCCTAAACTTTGCATGATAGATCCGTGCGACGAATAAGTAGCCTTAAATTTCTTATCAAACTGATATGGTTCGCTAGCATGATAATAGTCAGAGATGTATACATTATAACCCAACGCTACTGCACTGGACTTTAAGCTTTCAACATCAATCTGCCCTGTGATTTTATCAGCTAAAACTTGCCCACGGAACACGCCTGAATTTGCGTTTAAATTGCCCTGACTATCAACACTAAAATTACTGCCGATGCTGATACTACCGCCTCGGATGTTCGGGGCAGTGATTTGGGTATTTGCTCGGATTTTATCGCCTGATATCGTGCCACTTGCTAATAAATCGCCGTTTAAATACACGCCTGTTGGTACGGTTGTGCCGTTCAGCGTCGTTGGGCGTGTTATTACTGAAAACATCGGCTTTTTATCGCCCTGAGGGCTTGCAACATAAAACTTATCAGCTCGCACTGCAAAATCAGACACGCCATTATTACTTGCTAAGCCAATGCCTGACACCACGCCACCACTTTGCACTTTAAGCGTCCACTGAGCCGATAAGCCGTTTAAAGTTTGGGCGTGTTGCTGAATGCTCGCTGTCTGTCCGTTTAGGGTTGTTTGTACGGTATTAATCCGCTCAGCTAAGCTTTGGTTTGTTGTTGTTAGCGTTCGCTCAAGATTTGCAACACTTGATTTAATGCTTGCCAAGCCTGAGCTTGTGGTGATTTTTTGTAAGCTTACACTTGCAACAGTTGAAACACTTCTTGTGTTTTCTGCATTATGATACAGCCACAGCTCATTATTAGCACCTGTTCCGACATTCCATTCAAACTCTGCAGTGTAACTATTGCCTTGCCTATTTCTAATATCAGAAAGCTTTGAGCCACTTGCTGAGTTTGAGTTATACGCCATAAAGCCTATGCGGCGACTGCCAAGCTGTGGAGCGTTGACGGTTAATCGCACTTTGTCGCCATTTTTTAGCGTTTTGCTAATGCGGTAAGTTGCAATTAAATAAGCACCTGTGACAAGTGTTCTGTTGCTATTAATAAGCAAGTTATCGCTAATGCTATCAGTACCTGCAAGTTCACTATTTAGCTGATTAATCCGCTCACCAATCGTTCTATTAGCATCCGCCAAAGTGCGTGTTTCGTCGCTGATTTGCGTAATGCGTCCGCCCATTTCTGACTTAGCTCGATTAATCTGCTCAGTCAACGCTCGCTCTTTGCTTGCTAAGCTTTCGCTTAAGCTATTAACGCTTGATGTGCTTGCTTTGTTTGCAAGCTGAGCGGTTAATTGCTCCTGCTTTCTTGTCAACGCTCGGTTTGTCGTTGTTAAGCTTTGGTTAAGTGTATTAATACTAGATGTGTTACCGCTTACTGAGCTTTCGACAGTATTAATCCGTCTTGACAGTGCTTGTTCTTTATTTGCTAAGCTTTCAGTTAAGCTATTAACTGACGCTGTGCTTGCTTTGTTTGCAAGCTGAGCGGTTAATTGCTCTTGCTTTGTTGTCAACGCTCGGTTTGTCGTTGTTAAGCTTTGGTTAAGTGTATTAATACTAGATGTGTTACCGCTTACTGAGCTTTCAACAGTATTAATCCGTCTTGACAGTGCTTGTTCTTTATTTGCTAAGCTTTCAGTTAAGCTATTAACTGACGCTGTGCTTGCTTTGTTTGCAAGCTGAGCGGTTAATTGCTCTTGCTTTGTTGTCAACGCTCGGTTTGTCGTTGTTAAGCTTTGGTTAAGTGTATTAATACTAGATGTGTTACCGCTTACTGAGCTTTCGACAGTATTAATCCGTTTTGACAGTGCTTGTTCTTTATTTGCTAAGCTTTCAGTTAAGCTATTAACTGACGCTGTGCTTGCTTTGTTTGCAAGCTGAGCGGTTAATTGCTCTTGCTTTGTTGTTAACGCTCGGTTTGTCGTTGTTAAGCTTTGGTTAAGTGTATTAATACTAGATGTGTTACCGCTTACTGAGCTTTCAACAGTATTAATCCGCTCAGATAAGCTTTGGTTTGTCGTTGTTAGCGTGTTAATGCTACTTTGTACACTCGCTTTATTGCCGTTATAGTCAGATTGCAGGGTGTTGATACGCTGGCTTAGTGACCGCTCTTTACTTGTCAAAGTCCGCTGCACGCTTTGTAAATCAGCACTGCTTGCTTTATTTGCAAGCTCTGATTTTGCTGTATTAATCTGCTCAGTCAACGCACGCTCTTTATTTGCTAAGGTTTGATTAAGCGTATTAACAGACGCTGTGCTTGCTTTGTTTGCAAGCTGAGCGGTTAATTGCTCTTGCAAATCCTCTGGAGCTGCTGTCCAATCTGTTGCGATGTTGCCACGCTCCAGCTTGATCTTATCAATGCGACTTTCCCCAATTTGGGATTGCGGAAATGGATAGATATTTAGAGCAGTATTGCTTGCTGTGTTTACGCCTAAGCTGACCGCCCAAGGGGTTTTTAGCACATACACGCCGTCACTGATTTTGCTAAATCTACCTAGTTTGACCCAGCCGCCCGAGTTGTACGCATAAAATGCCGTTTTGCTGTCTGCAAGCTGACCCCAGATAGTGATGACCACATCATCGCCATCTGCTAGACCGTGATTGGGGGCAAGTGGGTATGAGCGGATGGGATAGCTGTCATTTTGTACAACTACGCCGCTATTTATAATAAGATTTCTGCCCCCGGCGGACAAGTTGTCAAATCTTGCCCCGAGCCGTTCAACACTTGTCGCCTGTCCGCTTTGGGTTTGCTTAATCGCTGTGATTTCGCTGTTTGTATTATCCGCCTGCGTTTTGATTTGGCTGTATTTTTGGGACAAATCCCCTGTAGCTACCCCCAATTCACGGATTGATGAGGTATGAGACCCCACCGTTTGGGTCAGATTAGCGATTTCTTGCGTTTTTGCATTTTTATCAGCTTGCAGGGCATTAATATCAAAGATAGCGGCGGTAATGCGGTTACGCTCAGTGGTAATATTACCCACAGCGGTTTGTAGCGTACTTTTGGCGGTGCTTAGCTCGTTTTGAGCGGTGGCAAGCTGGCTGTTTAGCGTGCTAAGATTGCCATTGACTGAATTTACCGCACTTTCAAGCGTTGGGATTTTATTAATGCTTGGTATTTTACTGTTAAAGCTATTAATATTACTTTCAATCGTTGGTATCTTGCTGTTAACGCTATTGATAGCACTTTCAAGCGTTGGGATTTTATTAATGCTTGGGATTTTGCTGTTAATCACCCCAATATTGCTTTCAATGCTTGGTATCTTGCTGTTAATACCGCTGATGTTGCTTTCAATTGTGCCAATCTTGCCAATTGGCGTGCGTAAACTTTGGTCAAGATGAGATTGGCTAATTTGACCTGACAGTATGTCAAGCACTTTATCAGCGTTCGCTGATGTTGTGCCGCTGACCCAATCTGTCCAATCTGATGTATTGCCCAGTTTATCTACAATTCTAGCACGATAAAACTGGGTCAAATTGCCTTGTAGCCCTGTGATTTCGTGCTTATTGGTTGGGTAGGCAAAAGTACCAAGGGTTGCGATATTTGAGCGACCGTCAGGGCTAACCTCAATCTCAGTGTAATTGGTGTCATCAGAACCACGGGCGAAATTCCACCCCAAATTCATGCCAAACAAAATGCCTTGCACGCTAAGATTGATGGGGCGTGGCGGTTTGCCTTGTTTGCCTGTGATTTGTGTTAATTGGCTTGATGTTGCTAGGCTTTCATTATCAAAGGCGTCAATCGCTCGCACTTTTGCTTGATACGCCCCTGCATAGACGCCATCAATTTCAAGTGAATGTGATGATACTTTATGGGTCTGCCAAGCGTTGCTATCTTTTTTATATTCAACAATATAAGCCACAGCACCTACCACCTGTTCCCAGCTGATGACAAGCGTGGTAATCGCCTGACCCTGATGGGTGCGTGTGCGTTCGGTAATGCCTACTGAGTTTGGTGGTGTTAAGACATGGGCTTTAATTACCGAAACTTCTTTTTTTGGTATGGCGGCAATGTTATTGGTGGCGGTGAATTTGCCAATTTCATATTGCAGTGCGGTAAATGAAAAGCTTGCATCATCATTTTGGCTAATCGTCATCACACGATACGCTCTTGGGGCAACATCGCTTGATGAAATGGCAAAGACCTGACCAGCACGACCGATGGCGGTGTCCGTCGTGATAACCGTATCATCAATCTGTACAATTTGGGCGGAATTATCACCAACCATCAGCGTATCGCCCACTTTGCCTGCCATGCGGTCAAGGGTGATTTGTCTGCCATCGGTTGCTACAATACGCCCAGCTTGCATACGCCCAGCTCGGTGATTGTCTTGCACATGGATAATCTCCCCAACCTTGGGGATAAAGCCATCTAAGCCTGTGCTAAAGCTCACCGTTTCGGTTTCAAGCTGTTCGGACTTTAATGCCCAAATCCCTGCTCGTTGGGCTTGTCCTTTACTTGTACAACCAAATAAATTTAGCTCTAATTGGTTAATACCGTATTTGGCGATGGCATGTTCATCTTGCACATAGATATAGTCAGTTTCAAAATTATTATCAGGGTCATCATAAGCACATTTGACAATCGTGTGTCGGTCTCTTGCTCGTGTACCTGTATAGCTAAATTCACCGCCAATGACATTGGCATTACTAAACACATAAACAGGCTCTTTGGGTGTATCAGCATCCACCACAATGCTGGTACCGTCCCAAAAACTTAATGCTCTAAATACTGATGCTAGGTTTTGTAGCACACGATACGCATCATCAGCTTTTTGTAGATAGACATTCACCGTAAAGCGAGGTTCTTTGCCCCCTTTGCCATCGTCCACCATCTCATCACAATATTGGGCTAAGCGGTACAGGCTCCATTTATCAACTTTACCCGCCAGTCTGTCGCCCAATCCGTATCGTTTGGCGGTACAAATATCATAAAACACCCAAGCTGGGTTATTGGTATAAGCCAATTTAAAAGTACCATCCCAAAGCCCATCATAAGTGCGTGCGGTAGGGTCGTAATTGGTTGGCACTTGAATTAACATGCCACGCACATGCACCGCCACCTTGGCAATATTAGAAAAGGTTTGGGCGTCATATTTTAAGGCAAGCAGTGCCGTACACGGATAGCGAAGCTTAGCGTCAATAATTTCAGTGACAGCAGAGACAACCATGGTATCGCTTACCATCTCACTATCACGGTTTGGGGTAAGGCGACGCACACGCACAGACCAGCCTTGCTGAGCCTTTGGCAAGTCAATACGGTGCGACCGCTGATAGCCTTGGCTAACTTTGTCATCAACGGCGGTATTTAGCACCATCTCCCACGCACCGCCATCGGTTTGCACATCAATGGCGTATTCAATACGGTAGCCAACAACATCGCCATTACCTTTTTGTTCACGCAGGGAATTAAAGCCCAAGCGGATTGCCACCGCTGACAGTTGTTTATTATTGATGGCTTTGGTATAGGGGCGGTCGTGGCGTAGTTCTACATTGACACTTTGCTCATTTTCAACGGATGAAAAGCCTTTAATGTGCGTTTGGTCAATGCTTCCAGCTCGAAAATCCCATGACACATCAGGAAAGTTCGGCTCGCCATTATCATTGATAATGGGCGTACCATCAAGGCGGATAGATTTACCACCATCAACCAAGCCATATATTTCACCTTCTGATAAGCCGTACAGTGCTTGATAAGAGTTAGTACTGCTTGCTGTGTCTTTTTGAATGTACGGCTTGTTTGAGCTTTGTTTTTGTCTTTTTGCACCGTAGATGTTCATAATTACCCTTAAATTTTAACCCCTTGCACCATTTTATCTTCAGCATAAATCGCCGCTGAGACAATAAAACCACCAATTTCTCGCTCACCGTAAAGTATGGGTACAGGATTGCCCTGAGCCACAGTCGTAACCGCTCCGCCAAAGCCATTATTGGGGCGGTTGCCATCTTCATTGTTGGGGTCAAGATTGGGGGTAGGCATTAGCAGACTTGACACACCGCCCAACATCAAACCTGCCCCTGCAGCGATTAGCCCAGCATTGCCTGTAACTACCCCTACCCCAACCAATACCCATCCTGCCACCACTTGTAGCCAGCCCATTGTCTTGCCACCAGAGCCTATCACCCTTGGCATGATATGAATGTGGCTTGCTGTGGTGATATCGTCTAACTGCTTCTCGCCGATGTTGGTTTTTTGAGTGCGTTTTTCGCCGTTAAAGATGGCAAATTTAATGCCCTGTTTTTCGGCATTCATCATAAACGCATAAAAGGCAGGGATTTGGCAAGCCAACGCATGGCAAGCTTCTTTGGCAGTTTTGACATCAAGGCGAAAGGATTTACCAAACTTTTTGGCTAAAATGCCGTGTAAAATGACGGTTTTCATTGAATTTCTCACATAAAAAAACCCATAAGCATGCTTATGGGCTGATAATATTGGGATATGACTGTTTAACCGTTGTTTAACCGCTCATGCCTAACCACCATCGCCGTGCGTCTTTGCCAATTGTCCCCATAAATCTCACGCACGCTAAGACTGCCATGGGGGTGGTGCAAAATTAGGGCATTACCCACACAATCAGGCGTGGTTTCGCTTTTTAACTTGCCATCGCCCACATAAATCAAAGCATGATTGACATGATGCGTCCGCCCAACACGGCACAAAATCACATCGTGCTTTTGTAAGTCGGTTTCATCTTGCATCTTGATAAAACCTGCTTTGGCAAAGTTTTTCTCGTATAAGGGTTCATGGTTCTCATCCTCCCACCAAGCATCGCTACGGTGAAAATCAGGCAGGTGAATATCAAGCTCACGGCTGTAATAATCTTGTACTAGACTATAGCAATCTTGTACGCCATGATGATACTCACGCCCTAATAATGGGGCTTGATACGCTTTGGGTTTATGGCATTTGACATCAAAGTACTCTTTGCCATCAGCGTGGTAACCAAAAGCACAAATCACCCAATCTAGCCCATGTATGCTCATTTGCACACGGTCAATCTCAGACGGCTCAGCATTGCCGTCAGGGTGGCTATGGACAATCGCTTGTATTTGACCCTTTTCCCCCATCTCAAACATGTCAATGGGGTCTATCTCAAAATGCTCGGTAGGATTTGGGGCAATATTATTACAAGGATAATACTGCCCATCTATGATAAGCCCACAGCACTCGTTAGGATAGGCGGATTTGGCGTGGGCGTGGATAGCTTCTTTAATGGTTTTGGTTAGTCGCATAAATTTTTCCAATAAAAAACCGCCCATGATGAGCGGTTGTTACAACAAATACAAAACTTACTGTATTGGAGTGGATAATGTTGGGAATATGTGAAAATCACCATTAGCATTCATTGCTAGACGATAGTACTTACTTTCATTTTTCTGAATGGTAACTTCTGTTTCATTTAATCTGTCCTGACAAAACCCCCTGCCAGTAAATTTAGCGGATAAAATATGCGTACCTGCGGTTGTGTGAATATTAATACTTTGACTTGACTGCAATCTTGCGTACTTTACACCATTCAAATATATCTCCACAGGGCAACCAGAACCCATAAACCCCATATCACGCCTAACAACTATCGTACTTCTATCAGAAGTTACATTGTTATCAACAAGGGAGACTGTTTCTGTATAATTAACTATTGGTTTGGTGCTACAAGCAGTTAAAACAAACAATAAAGTTAAAGCTATAATAGATTTCATATTTACCGATCTTTTTTAATACAAATAACTAAGAGATTATACAATACAAGTATTGGGATTTCAAACCAAACCAGCGGCAGGAAATCCACAAAAACTGCCTTCATTGTCCCTTAACTTACAGTGGGCTAATAAACCGCTACATCTGTCCAAAGTAGGGTCATCGGTTGGCTTGCCATCATGGGTAAATCGTGCTGTACCTGTATAACCACACACTTCGCCACGATAACGACCACAGACCGCTTCATTACAGTAAGTGGTGATTTGACGCACAGGGATTTTTTGCCCTTCAAAGTCCACAGGGTTTGATAGCTCAAACTCTACAATGCCAAGGCTTGGGTTTTCGCTCACCTTTTGTTCTATGTACCATTCTTGCTGGCGGTAATTTTGGGCATCATGGCTGTCAAGATACGCCTGCAGGGTATGCGTTACGGTAAGCTTAGCCCTTGCAAAATCATCATACAATCGGCAAAGGGCTGATACCGCCCCTTGTATGCCATTAATCTTATCGCCAATGCTAAGCTTAGGCGTGCTTGCCCTGCCATCTGAACGCATTTCAAGGCCGTCTGCCTTGATGGCGATGGGATGAAAATCCTGCCCCTGCCATCTAATCACCCCATCGTTATGCCCATGAAAACGGTAAATCTCACCGCCCAATTTTCGTGCGTCTAATTCGTACAAGGTAATAAAGCCTTGTACAGTGGTTTGTTGTATGTCTGTGTTAAAACTCATGGCAATCTCATTTGATTAATCCGCCCAAGTGCCTGCATAACGCTAAGCACTTAGGCTATTACTTCCCAGTTTAACTAGTAAGTTAAACTTACCAGTTTGGCAGATTACTAACACAAATCTTAAGCTAATTTACTTAACTTGCTTACTGTGTTTGCTCAGCCCCATCATCTGCCTTGTCTGTGGTTTCACTGGCAAGGGCAGCACGCACCCCATAACGGTCATTTTTATAAGATAGGCTAAATTCGGTGACCGTTTGGCTGTTGTCCCAGCCTTGTAATTGGCGTAACTGGTTAGATGCCCATGCCAAAAGGTCAGCACGAAACGCCGTGGTGCGATTGCGTTTTAGCACGCCGTTATTCGGCTCATTGTTACTCACTTCAAAGCCGTCATCCTCAGGGTAGTAGATGACTTCAATGGTGGCAGCTTTATCGCCGTGTTGGTTTTTCCAAAAGTCCACCTGTGCGATAAAGCTCTGTAATACCTGTGCCTCGGTGCGTGATAGTTCGGTTAGAGTTGTTTCACTCATTTTTTTGCTCCTAAAAAAGCCCTTGATTTACAAGGGCTGTGGGTATGTCGCCGACATTAATGTCGGCGAGTTAAAAAACCGCTCATCAGATGGGCGGTTTGGGTTAAAAAACCTGCTTTAAAGTAAACCCAATTTGCCAAACATCGCCCCCCGTCTTTTGGCGTGATATCTCACCATCTAGGCGGACTTTGATACTTGGTTCATCGGTTAAAGGCTTAAAGTTAAAAGGCTCAACGCCTTTTGTGTCAATTAAAAAGCGGTAAATCTCATCAATCACCGCTTTTTTATCAGTCCTGCTACATTGCCATGATTTACGGCTGTTGTTAATGCCAAAACTTACCGCCTGCTCGTAGCCATCACCAAAGGCGGTTATGGTTGTATTATGGCTGATACTCTCACTGCTGTCTGCCGATATGTCCCAATTAAAAGTTTTCATTGTCTTTTCTCTCAAATTCTTTATAAATCCGATAAATGTCTGGGGCTTTATAAATCAGCATGAGTATAACTAGGGTTATCATTAAAATAATGAATTTTGCCATTGTTAATCTCTCACTTTCAATATAGGTTAAAAATGTGATAAAATCACCCATAAGTTATCCTTTTAAGTATGGGTTAAAGGGGTAATAAAAAACCCAACTGTTTGCACCAGTTGGGTTTTTGCTTATCTGCGGTATAGCCTGTCAAGATGTCCGTTTTGTTTGCTCTCTTGTATCACGACTTGCCGAGCGATTTTTGCCATGGCTTCGCCCATGGTTTTACCCATTTGGGTATCGGCTTGGACATTACTACCGTCAGAGTTTACGGTTACATGGACATTGATAACCTGCCCAGCATTCCCATTTTGCATGCCATCTAGCTTCTTATCCAAAGCCTGTGCGGTATGCCGTGGCAGTACACGCTCGCCTTTTTCTAGATTCCAAGTGCCTGATTTTGGCACGGACATAATGCCGTCGTGAGCTTGACCCACTGGCATGACCACCGATTTAATGGCGCTGATGATATTTGCTGTTTGGCTTGCGACAGTTGCCATCATGCCAAGGTTGGCTGGAAATGGTCCGGATGCCGAAGCATTAGCAAGCGCTGTCTGAATAGCCATGATAGATCGAGCGATAGCAAAACCTTTCTCAATCGCAAACATAGCTCGATATGCTTTAGACTGCTCACCTAGGCTGTCTTTGGCAATGCTGGCAAGTGAGCCGAACATATCTTCGCTGTCGCTAAGTATCAAGCTATTCATGGCGGTGCTATGGGCTTGTTCGATTTTGGCTCGCTCACTCGCTCCCCATTCTTTGATTTTGATTCGCTCTTCTTCGGTCAGTCGCTCGTTATCCAGCAGGGCTTGTAATCCTGTGTCTAGACTGGCGTACTGACCTGCTGTTTTGGCGTTTAACTCGTCATAATGATTGGTAGGTGTGGCAAGTCCGACAGTTTGGCTGATAAGCTGTTTGGCACGCTCCATGTCAAGATTTGCCCCCATCACCTGACTGTGCATGGTTAGCACATCAAGCTGGGATTTTAAGGTATCAAGGCGTTTTTCTTCTTCACTGCGACTGTCAAACACCAGCTGCATATACGCCTTGTGTGTTGCCAATTTTTTTTGTTCGGTGGCGTGTAGTTGTAGATTTGCCTTAATCTGCTCATAAATATGCTCTGTGCCATCTTGCTTTAATCCTGCGTATTTTTGTAGCTCTTCATTGATTTGCCGCTCAATGTTAAGCAGTTCACGCTGATATGATGATGCGTGATTTGATAGCATGGCATCATGATTGATTTGGCTGCTTCTTTGATTAAGCTCAAACGCCAATTTGGCATTTTCGGCATTTGCCGCCCAAAGCAATAAGTTGTTTTTGGTTTCACCATTTAACACACTCATCTCATGGCGAACATCAAACAAATCATGTGCCAGCTCATCAAAAGGCGTCTGCTTGCCCACAAGTTTGATGGTGCGTGCCAATGATTTTAATTCATCATTAGCTTTTTTGGTGGCGGTGTATAAATCTTTTTGCCCTGCCAAATCTTTAAGCTTTTGTTTTTGTGCTTCGGTTGCCTCATAAAACTTGCCCAGTTTGTTATCCGTCTCAAATATCATCTCTGATAGACTGTTATTTAACAGCTGATGGGATTCATGATGCAGTTTTGCTACCAAAGCATCAAGCTCATTGATGGCATCCGTGATGTCATCGGCAGTTTTTTTGGTTTTATCGGACGCATTTTTTGTGGCATTGGCGGCATTTGTCGCAGCACTGCCTACGCTGTTATAACTGTCTGCCAGTGACGCATTGGCTTTTGTGGCTTGGGTTGCTTTATCCGCCAGCTGTGTGACATAGTTGTACGCTGAATTGGTATTATTATCTGCAATGCTTGCCACCGCCCCAAAATCAACATTGTCATATTGCACCCGTCCAAGGCTGACCGTACCAATCAGCGGAATGCTGGCTTCTATACCCAAAACCTTTGCCATACTGTTGGCTTTGGTGCTAAGAAAATCAATCTTTCTTGCGGCATTGTTAATCATCATCTCAATGATTGAGACAAACGCATTACCAATACCATAAAAGATATTTTTGGTCGTCTTGCCAAGCTGTACAAAATTATGCAGGGCGTTTTTTGCTCCAGCTTTGGCGGCGGCGTTAATCAAATCAAAGGTTTTGGCGGCAACTTGTAGCATGCCCACAAAGCCGCCATGGCTGGTCGCAAAGAAATTAGAAAATGCCCCCGTGCTGCCCTTTGTGGTATCACCCACTTTGGCAAGCATATTATCAGCAAAGGCAGAGACAGTATCCCACGCCATTGAAAAGCCATCGCCAATAAATCCAATGAAATCCTTTGCCATGAGTGTGACTACCCCAAAGGCATCAGATAAACTGTTTATCGCACCTGTCACCCCATGCGTACTGACCACCACAGACGCCAGCACCGCCCCTATGGCGATGATGGGGTGAGCGGTGATGATCCGCCCAAGCGACATAAACGCACCGCCCAAGCCTGTGATGGTACGAGTGGCAAGAATGCCCACGCCTATCGCCCTTCGTTTGGTTTTCGTCCAGCCTATGCTTGCAAGCGTTGCCGCTTTGGTGGCGAGCGTGGTTCTGTCAAAACTTGTTGCCAAACCAACCAATGAACGAGCATAAACGGCGGTGGTTGCGATAGCGGTTTTGGTTAAGTCAATGTAATGGGCTTTGGTCAAGCGTAGTAACATAAGCCGAGTGGACAACGCATTATAAGCCGTGATTTGCCCTTGTACGCTAAATGCGTTGGCAACGCTGGCTTTTGTATTTGCTAAGCTCGTCCCTGTCAGTGTGGCAAATGATGTTACTAAGGCAGAGTTTTTAGCGATGATGCCAAGCCATACCGCTCCGACCATCGCTGCCGCACTGACCAGCGTGCGAAAATGCTCAGCCACCCATAAGAGGGCATTGGCAATGTTTTGGCTCATCATGCTGTTTTGGTTCATGATGTCATCAATAAGATAATTATACTCGTTTTTAATGACTTGTAGGGCTTGTGATACCGTGGTTGGCATCTTAGCGGACATGGCGGACAGACTGTCCGTGGCTTTTGCCACCGCATTATAAACCACATCGGCGGTGATTTTACCGTCTTTGGCAAGCTCCCTGACGGCATTTGATGTTACGCCCATCTCTTTGGCGATTAAATCCATCAAAATGGGAGCTTGTTCGGCGACCGAGTTAAACTCATCACCACGCAACACCCCTGACGCCAACGCTTGCCCAAGCTGGGTTAAAGCGGCCGCTTGAGCCTGTGCTGACCTGCCACCAACATTCATCGCCATAGTCATGTTACGAGTGAAATTGATGACATCTTGCTGGCTTTTGCCAAGAGCGGACAATGACCGCTGTGAGTTTGAATACAAATCCACAACCGCATCAAAACTTGACCGCTGTTCATTGGCGATGGCTCTTAGCTCAGTTTGTACGGCATGAAACTGCTCGGTGCTGTCAGTGGCGAGGCGGATTTGGCTTGCCAAATTTTGCATTTGGTCGGCGGTGGCGATGATACCGCCAACGCCAGCAACGGCAAAGGCGGTAAACATTACCCCCTTTAATGCCCCAAAAGCATTTTTTAAGCCATCTGTTTTACGCTTTAAGCCGTCAACATCATCACCTGCTTTTTTGGCACCATCGCCAAACTTTTTAGCCCCATCACCTGCTTTTTTAGCTTCATCACCAGCTTTTTTACTGGATTTTGACGCCTTATCCGCTTTGTCTGAAAAGCCATCAATACCAACGCTTGCCTTACCGCTTGATTGTTCAATCTTATCAAAATGCTCTTTTAGATTTCCCAAGGCGGTATTAGCACTATCGGCATTTACCTGTATGTCTAAGCGGTATGTATTTAACATAAATTCACCCAATAAAAAAGCCCAATCTGAACGATTGAGCAAACACCAATACCCCACTCACCATCTGATGAGCAGGGTTTTAAAACTTGTTTAATTCTTAACGATAAATCAAGGCAGCACCACCATAATAATTAATGCGATTTTTCTCAAACATCGGTCTGCCATTTTTATTGGTCAGTTTCATATCATGGGTAAGCCTGACAATGTCATTAATGTTATCTGCGACGAAGTTATACATATTTTTACCCATATTCTCATCAAAGAATCTGATATCACGCATCTGCTTAATGAGTTGTGCATAATCTCTTAGGTAAACAGCACTGTCTACAAGCACTTTATAAAGCAGGACATCATCCACAGGCTTTTTACCGTGTTGTAATATCAAGCCATGCACATACTCAACCGCTTGATATACCTGTTCATTTGTCAGCTCATCGACACAGTCCACATCAAAGCGTTGGTGTATCATTTTCCACACATTGCTATAAATCGCCCCAGTTTCACCAACAAGCATATTTACCGCTTGCACCAGTGGCTTTCTTTCGTCTTTGGTTGCAAAGGCGATGGTGTATTGCCCTGTTTTGCGAATGGTCGGCAAGACTTCATCAAATACCCAATTTTGGAATTTTACCGCTTCGGCTTTATTTGAGCGAAAAATCACACGATATAAATTTGGCTCATTGATAAAAGTAACTTGCTTTTTGCCACTTTCATAGCTGATATACATTTTATGTACACCAGCTGGGTCTAGAGCACCGCGTTTTGAGCTGGTTTCGTTTTTAACGAATGCAGGTTTTGCGACCTGCAATAAGTCTGATGAACGGCTGATTTCTAGCACATTTGCAACATCAGGCAGACAAAACCAAATATCACCGCCGTTACGGATAGCAGTGCGAACTTGTTTGGTAGATTCAAAATTAAAGATTGAGATATTAGACAT